TTCCTTCGGCAACTGCGGGCTTCCGATTTGTTTATTGCATATAAGAGCGTTCGGATGGCAGGGGACACCGTGAGTGCGCATGTATTGAATTTTGATCTGATACGAACAAGGTGTGGGATTCAGAGTTTCGACGTGAACGCACCGGATTTTGACTGCCCATGGGATTAATCACAAGTAATCGTGTAATTTGTAACTTGTAATTGTTAATAATTAGAGCTACGCGAAAAAGTTGTTTGTAGCGCGCGCGTGCGCGTGCGCGCGTAAACACGCGTATATAGAAAGAGCTCTACCCCTTTCGTAATTTCCGTTACAAAATTACAAGCTCTAGAAAACGGAGATTGAAATGTTGGAGAAAGATATCGTCGCCGCAGTCATGCGGTGGCTGAAGACGGTTCCGCGCTGCTTTGCGTGGAAGGAGCATGGCGGCATGTACGGCACCGCCGGAGTGCCGGATGTGATCTGTTGCCTGGACGGACGGTTCTTCGCCTTCGAGGTTAAAACTCCGGAAGGCAGACTGACCAAACTGCAGGAGCATACGATCAAAAGGATCAAGGATGCCGGCGGCCACGCATTCGTGGTTCGTTCGGTCGACGACGTGAAAGCCGTCCTGTGGGCTTACGCAGGAATTGAAATCTAACCAAAGGAGGATTAACACATGAATGCCAAAGAATATCTATCGCAGGCATATCGCATTGACCAGCGGATTAACAGCAAGCTGGAACAGGTGATGTCCCTGCGTGATTTGCTGGGGAAAGCGAACGTGACGTTGACGGGCATGCCAAAGTCCCCGACGCCGAACCCGCACTCCATGGAGGACATCATTGTGAAGATGGTCGACTTGGAGAGCGAGATCAACGACGACATCGACACGCTGGTCGATCTCAAGGCAGAGATCATGCGCTGCATTAAGCGCGTAGACAACCCGGAGTACCAGACGTTGTTGGAGCTACGGTACCTGTGCTTCAAGCACTGGGAGGATATCTCTGCGGATATGGGTTACAGTTTACGCAGAATATATGAACTGCACAATTTGGCTCTGGAACAAATTTCCGTTAAAAGTCCACACTAAAGGACATTGCATCGCACCATGGCACCTATGAGATAATACAATCGCTAAGATAGATAGAGAACCTTCGCAGCGAAATGCGGAGGCTCTTTTTCTATGACGGAGGTAAGTATGCCAAGGAAACCGAAGCGTCCGTGCTCGTATCCGGGCTGCGGCAGGTTGACCGATGGACAGTACTGTGAAGAACACAAACGGATGGCGGAGCGTCAATACAACCGGTATGGTCGCGACCCCGACACCAACAAGCGTTACGGCCGCGCGTGGAAAAAGATTCGTGCGCGGTTTCTTTCACAGCATCCTCTGTGCGAACAGTGCAAGAAGGCAGGTAGGTTAACGCCTGCGGAGGAAGTGCATCACATCCTGCCGCTGGCAGACGGCGGCACGAACGATGAGAGCAACCTCATGGCGCTTTGTAAGAGCTGTCACTCAAAGATAACGGCAGCGAGCGGCAATGGCAAAGGATATTGAAAGATGTATTGGAATATCTTCGAAAAGCTACCCCGTGGGGTATGTAAATCGCTACAGGCTTGATTTTCGGACAACGCGGTCGGGTCGCGTGTGAAAATTCGCGAAAGTTTTAAGGGGAATAGCCCCATAAGTTTTTTCAGGAGGAAATGCACATGGGCAGACGAGGGCCGGCGCCCGGGCAGGGAGGCAGACCGCCAAAACCGCTGGCGGAAAAGATTCTGGATGGAAATCCCGGCAAACGGAAGCTGACCGTTATGGAGTTTCCGAACGCAGTGGAGTTCCAGGGAGCAGAAATGCCGCAGCCGCGCGTGATGCTGTCTGCAGAGCAGAAGGACGGTACGATTTTACAGGCCGGCGAGATATACAAAACCACATGGACCTGGCTGGATGAGCGCGGCTGCGCCTCGTTGGTGTCTCCACAGGTGCTGGAACGGTATTCCATGATGGCGGCAAGGTGGATTCATTGCGAGGAAATAATCACAAAAACAGGGTATCTGGCAAGGCATACGACGACCGGGAACGCAATCCAATCGCCGTATGTGGCTATGAGCCAGAATTACATGTCGCAGACCAACCGGCTCTGGTATGAGATTTACCAGATCGTGAAAGAGAATTGTGCGACCGCGTATTCCGGCGCGACGCCACAGGACGATGTTATGGAACGGTTGCTGAGTGCAAGAACAAAATAGGAGGTTTGGTAATGGCGGCTTATCTGGAAATCAAACCTGGAGATAAGCATGGATGTCTAATGGTGGTGTGCCGCACCGATGATTCGGTGAGAAACAAGGAGCGTTACAAAGTTCGTTGCGATTGTGGACATGAATATCAGGTAGCCAAAGGGTATCTACTAAGCAATCCAGTGAATTGCCGTATGTGCCGTGGTGAAGTATATAGTCGCATTATGGAAGAAAAGCGTAGGCAGATGATAGGCAGTGTAATCAACGGCTTCAGAATACTGGAGAGTTTGGGACGCGATATAGGGGCCTCTCTTTTTCGGGTGGAATGCATCTACTGCGGCAACCAATCTGAGAAAAGTATTGGCAATATGAAGGTGGGTTCACCTGACTGTTGTAATTGCTGTCCACCAAACTATAGGTTTATCGTAAAAGACGGTATTGCTACAGGGTATTTAAAAGATGGCAAGGTCTTTTGTATCGACGAGGAGGACATTCCGCTTGTAAGTGAAATGCATTGGTATGTGAATGGTGGCGGTTACATGTTCCGCCGCGAAGCACGTACACGAAAACCGGAAAGATTACATCGCACCCTTCTTGGGTTGTCTTCGGAAGATGACTGCGTGGTGGATCATATTAATCGCAACAAGCTTGACAACCGAAAATGCAACCTGAGGATCACTACTCAAACATATAATTGTTACAACAGAAGCAAAAGGAAAGATAACAGCACAGGGTATCTTGGTGTTACATATTCTTCAAAAGCCGGTGGATATTTCGCTTCTGCTCAACGAAACGGAGCGGTTGTAAATTTTTTCACCGGAGATGATGTCGTCAAAGCAGCACAAATGTACAATATTGCCGCTATGATACTTTTTGGGGAGTTTGTAGGAGAATTGAATGATGTGCCAAAGCCACCTCCGGGTTTGATAAAGCGGGTGGAAGAACGGTGCAAAACAAAAATGGGAAATCAATTGCTGGCCGCACAAACGTGCGACTATTTTTTTACATCAGATTCGGGGGATGTTGTACATGGATGAAATGCAGAAATTCCTTCGTGCATTGAAGTATCACCGGCTGACGAGTCAGCAGCGAAAAACGCTGCGCGGGCAGGCTCTGGCCGGAAATCTCCCGGCAGCAAAGGTGGGATTGCACAGAATCGTGAAGAGAGGGTATCAGCATGGACATTCAAACGCTGCCGGTGACGAAACTCGCACCGGCGGAATATAACCCGCGTAAGGACCTGAAGCCCGGCGACCCGGAATACGAGAAGCTGAAACGCTCGATTACGGAGTTCGGATATGTGGAACCGGTCATTTGGAACAGAACCACCGGCCACGTTGTTGGCGGTCACCAGCGCCTGAAGGTCCTGATCGATACCGGTGTGAAAGAGGTCGAATGCGTGGTCGTGGAGATGAGCGAAGAAAAAGAAAAAGCGCTCAACGTCGCGCTGAACAAGATCAGCGGCGACTGGGACAAAGAAAAGCTCTCGCTACTTATTGCCGATCTGCAGGGCGCGGATTTCGACGTTTCGCTGACGGGCTTCGATGCTCCGGAACTCGACGCGTTGTTTAAGGATGCACAACGCAATGGTGTTCACGACGATGATTTCGACGTTGACGCCGCGCTGAAAGAACCGGCGATTACGAAGCCCGGTGACCTGTGGCTGCTTGGAAAGCACCGGCTTATCTGCAGCGACAGCACGAAGAAGGATGTATTCGATTTGCTCATGGACGGTCGCCAGGCAAACCTCGTGGTCACCGATCCCCCTTACAATGTGAACTACGAGGGCAGCGCCGGCAAGATCAAGAACGACAATATGACGGACTCCGCATTCTACGATTTCCTGCTGGCCTCGTTTCAGAACATGGAAGCCTGCATGGCGTCCGACGCGTCGATCTATGTGTTTCATGCGGATACCGAGGGGCTGAACTTTCGCAAGGCGTTCTCGGATGCAGGGTTCTATCTGTCCGGTACGTGTATTTGGAAGAAGCAGTCGCTCGTACTCGGGCGCAGTCCTTACCAGTGGCGGCACGAACCGATCCTTTTCGGCTGGAAGAAAAAGGGCAAGCATGAATGGTACGCCGACCGGAAGCAGACGACGATCTGGGAGTTCGACAAACCGAAAAACAATCCCGACCACCCGACCATGAAACCCGTGGAGTTGCTCGCGTACACGATCCTGAATTCCAGCATGGCAAACTGCATCATACTGGATCCATTTGGTGGCAGCGGCAGTACCCTGATTGCCTGCGAACAGACGGATCGGACCTGTTTTATAATCGAGCTGGACGAGAGGTTCTGCGACGTGATTGTTCGGAGGTACAAAGATCAAGCTGCGTGTGCTGACGACATTTACTTGATCCGAAACGGCGAGCAAATGCCGTATAAAAAGATTGCTGAAATCGCAGATATAGCTTGATATTTACACTGATCAGAGACATATATGTACTA